TTCGGCTATTAATCGTCATCGGGGAATAGCCTCCGGTAGATCTTCCGATTGGGGGGATATGACTCTGGATCGGGGGGATGACTTACGCCGTAGCTCACCCACTGGCTGAACGGCCAGCATGCGAGGTGTTTGGCGTAACACAGTCCATGATAATGACAAGCTCGATCACAAGGAGCCTGGAGCTCCTGTGCCACAGGGATGAGTCGCTCGGCACCCTCAGAACAGTGACCACAGTCAGTGACCTTACCGGCTCGTAGATCGGATCCTGTGACCACACGGAGGTTCCCGCACTCACACTGACAACTCCACAATGCTCCTCGAGGACCTGAACCGACGTGATGCCAAGCCGTCAGCTTGCCGAAGACCTCGCCTTCAATCCACTTCAGGCCGCGAGGCATCTATCAATCGATCTCATCTCCTTGGTGGGAACGTGAATGACTGGCTCGTCACTCTGGGTGTCGTGGTCTGTTTGCATGGTCTAGTGCATGGTCGGTCTGGAGGGGGTTTGTGGGTCAGTGCATGGTCTCTATCTCTTATAGAGACCATACTGACAACACCACCGACGGTTTTTTTCTGCATGGTCTCTGCATGGTCTCTGCATGGTCTCAGTGTCCCTTCAGTCCGTTATTCCGAAGCGGTTTGCACCACTCCTGTATGAGGTAGCCAGTCCCAATCCAATCTTTCACATGAGCTTTTGCAACGGACCTGGAACACCCAAACTGTTTCATCATCCAGGCACCAATCCAGCGTTCTGACTGAACAGCTTTCGAGAATGGCTGCTCGGCTTCCCAGCGGCGATTAGCCTCGGCAACGGTCTCTGTCAGGGCACCCTGACCCAACGTGTTGGATTTCTCGAGAGCCTCTTTCAGATCCTCCGTAAAATCGACCAGGAGCCCACTGACGGGGTCTCTAAGGTAGGTAGCCACTTCGCCATGACCGTACTCATTGGACTTCACGACGGCTCCCTGGACCATCCCAAGGGGTCCCAGAGGCTCTTTGAGGGCATTCTCAGCAGCAAGCCTGTCATCAGTTGTTGCCGGCCAAAGACTCATCACAAGCCGAGCCCCATCGACCAGAGAACTGGATCCGCGAACGGCCGCCCTGGCGCTGGCAATTCCATCTATCTTCCCGTCCTTGCGCATATGGTGTGTCGTGATCGACGCTGTTTTCGCCTCGGCGCATAACTGGCTCATGGCAGACCACCAGGCTTGGCCTGCTGCTGGATCGTTCACATCCGCTTGAACAACAGCCTGCATGGGGTCAATGATCACCAGCTCGGGGTCGATCTTTATGATCTGGGAACAGAGATCATCCCAGGCTGCCGTCATTCGATACTGGCCTGACAGGCACTCCAAATAGGCTTGCGTACCACCGGCATCGGGCAGTGGCACCATGAAAAAGTGATCCTTGAGCTTCTTGTGCTCTTCTGGATTGATGATCTGATTCAACCGACGATGGATAGCAGCCTGGGAGTCCTCAGCCGTGATCATTACGGCCTTGCCACGGGTCGTAACCTTCCCTCCCAGGGCTCGCTGGAGGGTGATACCTGGGCCAGCCGCAATCCTCACACAGGCATCCAGGCACAGGTAGGACTTACCGAGCCCACCGCTGGCCGCCAATAAGCAACTGGTCTGTTTGGGGATGATCGGCTCGATGAGCCACTGGATCGGATCCGCCCAGCCGGTGAACGCCTCAATGCCCCAATCCTCGACCGTTACCCGTTGCTTCTCCCTCGGAGCAACAGCAAAGGACTCGAAGTAATCTTCGAGGTATCCAGCGTGATGATCTAACTCACCCATTAAGCACCTCCCTCAGATCCTCCAGGCAGCCCTTGAAGATCGCTCGATCACGTCCATCCAGCTCCAGTACCGGTGCCAGCTGATCCCAGTGCTGGTCGATTTCAGCGGCGTATACCGCGACCAATGTCGCCGCCGGCCTGGCCCTGTTGACCACGGCCCGATAGTTCTTTGCTGGGGTCCGATTGACCTTTAGCCGATCAATCACCGCATCTGGTGGAAACAGATCCGAAAGCTCGAGACCTACGGCACTCACTACCTGGTGGACGTCACAACCGGCGAAGCAGTGCACCAGGCACCTGCCGTCGTCCCCTTCAGATACAGAAAGGGATGGGCCTCGGTCGTCATGTGCTGGACACCTGGCGGTATATCGGCCATTGCGGCCGGTGACCTTATCCAGCCTCGAGACCAGGCGTTCGACGGGATCCACCATCAAAAAAATGGGACCCAAATGGAGAATGGGCCCCAAAAGATTTCACTACATCGGAGGAGAATAATGACCCTAACCACCTCTGGTTACAGGCTGGTAAACAAAAAAATAGGGGCTCACCCGAGCCCCCAAATCAGGAGGAGGATGGAGGTCGAAATTCACGGCTCCCGACGGGCCGAAAAGATATTTCGCCGGAACTCACCTAGTGAGCCTATGATACATGCACAATCCACCTTCATGAACTACAGTCTCCTGCCTAAGATTAACACCGTGTATTTCGAGTTCATTAAAAGTTGACAATGTTGAGACCCTACATCCAGAATGAAGAACTCGTCAACTTTTTATGAAGTACGGCCACATCAAGGAGCAAATGCAATGACACCCGCAGGACAAGAGGACTGGAAAAAGGCGGATAACGGCAAAAAGTCGAAAGATGGGGATCTCTCTAAACAACAGAAAGACGATCTCCAGAAAGTCACGAAGGAGCCGATGGGTACCCGAATAAGTGAGGCGATGGAAAAGAAGAAAATCACTATCTCCGAACTAGCCAAGGAGTTCGAGGTGGTTTCTCGCACTATTTCCGACTGGAAAAAAATAGGGGGAGTCCCCACCAAAAACCTCCCCCGCCTCGCAAAGATTCTAGGACTCTCGCCTGGATACCTACTGACTGGTTACGAGGACGCGCCCGACCATGAGCGCATGCCTTCCGCCGAGATCTTGCAATTTGAACGGAAGCTTGATGAGAAGCCGGATGCTCCGAAGTCCTCGGTGACACGCTTCGTGCCGATCTATGAGATCACGGAGCTTCAGGAGCAGGTCCGTATCGACCCCAATGTCTTCACTCACAACCTAGAGACCTTCGCGGAACAACCAGGCGAACGTAGTTCAATCGCTATTGCCCTGAATCCTGACTACCTGGAGATGCCAGGCATCCCACAATTTTCAATCCCCTTCACGGTGGACTATTTCCATGGCTTCCAGCGAGGTGATGTTGTGGGTTACGCACCAGACCTTGTCCCAGCTCGCGGGAAGTTTGTGTTGATTGCTTATCGTCCCAAGACTGACCAGGCACACGATGAGGATGAATTTCGAACCGTCGTACCCAAGGCCAGAATGTGGACTCACAAGAAGTTCCTGGGTCAAAACATCTGGATTCGCTTCCCTGATCCAAAGACGGGAAAGACATTTGAGTACCCGCACGACGACCTGGTCGACCTGTTAACGAAGAAAGCTCCTACCAGCTGGCTTACGTCTCTCTCCTGGAGCGAAAAGGGTTACTACCACTGGCCGGTTGTGCCCTCGAAGACAGGACCCGATTACAGTTTTATTCAAGACTGGCTATCGAAATATGAACTGGAAGCTCCAAGCGAAAATTCACATCCTAATCCTTGGACCATCGCAGACGGTTGGTTCATCCCGAAAAACCACCGTCTTGTTTCTTCCAACGCCGCGGAATCGTTCCAGTCTGTAAACAACTTCGTGCTGCGGATTCACCCCAAGGAAGACAACCCCGATGATGTTCACATCACGCCTGAGCACGAGTGGCACTTAATCGGCACCGCGACCTATCGGGCATCGTGGCTGGATAAGACCCAAATCGATAAACAGACCAACCTCCCAGAACGCCTGAATGCGGCCTATGAGTCACGGCGAAAAAAAGAGTTTGAAGGTGACGAACCCGAATGTCCCTGATAACGATACGCACGAGTAGCACAAGAGTAGATGCATATCTCTCTGGAGTATTCGCTATGGCGGAGGCAGTTTTGTCCAAGGACGACACCATAGATTCTGATGAGCATTGGTTCACTGTTGCGATTAACCAGGAAGTAAAACAGGAACAACGAGGCAAGGAAGATTAAACGAAATTTGCATCCACCATCTGCAATTACAGCGCGCACTGCCCCGCTGGCGACATTTTTTTGCCTGGGATCTATTTTTCCAGAAATTTCACCACCACCAAGAGGAGATAAAACTTCATGTCTATAACATTCATTAATCCGGCCGAAGCGATCCAGGGCCACGGTCTCAAGATGCTGGTCTACGGAGGCGCAGGTACTGGCAAGACAGTGCTCTGTGCTACGGCCAACGAGCCAACGCTGATCATCTCGGCCGAAGCTGGTCTCTTATCGATCAGAAACGCGCCGAAGAACGTCACCATCGTCGAGGTAAACGACCGCCAGGAAACGGAGGATGTTCTCCGGTATCTGCAGACTGAATCGACACCTGCCTGGGTGTGCATCGATTCAATAACCGAAATCGCTGACAGGGTTTTGGATGTCGAGAAGCAGAGGCACAAAAATAGCTGGCAAAGCTATGGTGAAACCAAAGACATCATGTCAGGGATGATCCGTGGATTCCTCGACCTCCCTGAAACGAACGTCCTGATGACAGGCACCGTGAAAAAGGAGAAAGACGACGCAGACGGAAAGTTTCATTACGAATGCATGATGCCAGGCGGATCTCTTCGTGCCGCAATGCCCCACTTCTTCGACCTGGTCGGCGCTATGCGAGTGTTTAAGGACAAAGACACAGGGGCTGTCGATCACTACATCCAAACGCACCGAGACGACCAGTGGGACGCGAAAGATAGGTCAGGGCTTTTGGACAACTACGAGGCACCTTCCCTCGCATCTCTGAAGGAAAAGATTCGGCAACCATCATCACATAAAGAGGCAGCGTAAATATGGAATTAAATATGGAAATCACACCGGAGAGCTCATCTTTTGAAAGAGCTCTTATTAACCCAGGCTGGTACGAGGCGAAGATTGAATCTGAAACGTCTTTAGATAGGGACCGAGGTGAAATGTTAGTCGTTAACTATCTGCTCGATGAAAAGATTGAATACAGCGAGACCTTCTGCTTCTACGAAGAACAGAGCACGGCGCGTGATGCTGCGAATAACAGGATGAACAAACTTGGGTCTGCCTGTGGGCTCGTAAAAATCGGCCGTACTGCCGAATTGGTGGGTCAGAACGTTCGGCTCAAGATCATGCCGAGAGGTGAAGACGGGTATCAAAACGTTCAGGCATATGCTCGGTCAGAAATAGGCACCAGACCCCCCATCGTAAAAGGTCCCAACACGGGGCCTTGGGATGCGGTTGTTGCGTGACCACCTGGTCGGCGGATATTGAGACGAGAACTCTGCACGAGTTCTTGAAACCTAAGGATCTGGGGCCGACAGCCGACAAAGTGCTCAAAGAGATTCGGGCAGAACTGCAGGACCTTCTACACGATGTCAATGAGACGCTCGACCGGATGCCGGACACCTGGTCCTACGGAGACCTAGCTGCGTGTTTATCGTTATCCATTGAATCCACACTAGAGCCGCTGATCAAAGAACTTTCAGAGTTAGACGCCCAGGTAACTCAACATGACATGAACATGACGTTGAGCAAAACGACGAGGTGAAACGTTTTATGAAAAAACTCGTTTGCATGGAAACAATCATCCGCTTCTTCTTCATTTTGTTGCTACTGGCCTGCTCCCTCGCCATCTGGGGCTGCACCTTTAATGCTCGCCTTGACCACGACGGGTTCTCAATTCTTTTTAAACGTCAATACTACGAGGAAAAGTACGAATGAAATATTTCATCCCGCTCATGTTGTTTCTACTTGCTGGGTGTGTCGAGGTCGGCGGCTCGAGCAGTGATGTGTGCACTGGAACCGCTTGTGGTGACACGACCGAAACCACCACTGAAACCACCAACGAATAATGAAAGCTCGTCGTCTCGGATAAATCTAAACGGTTCGATTACCTCCTTGGTCGAGGCGTTAACACTCCATGTTGTGGCGACATGGTTCCGAGGCGACGGGCTTCTGAGGACCTTCGATGGAACTTAATCTAGCTATCGATCAAACCCTAGCCGATGTTTGCCAGGAAATCGTTAACGTTAATCCGCCGAGCTCCCGAAACTACCTCCAATGCAGCAGTGTCGGTGCTGATTGCGAGCGTCAGACCTGGTACCGCTGGCGTTGGTGCTTAGACGAGCAGTTCGATGCCAAAACACTGTGTAATTTCGAGTCCGGCCATGCCGATGAGGAGCTCATGTCAGGCCGGCTTAGAGCTGTGCCTTACATCAAGCTTCAGACCGGCTACGATGATGGCACTCAATACGAGGTGAACTACTTAAACGGACACGTTCTGGGTCACCTAGATGGCGTGATTGAGAAGATCAAGGCTGCTCCAAAGACAATGCATGTCTGGGAGCACAAATCCGTAAATCCCACAAAATTTAAGAAGCTCGATAAGCTCAAGCAAGAACATGGGGAGAAGGCAGCCCTCGAGCACTGGGATACCGTGTATTACGCCCAGGCACAGCTCTATATGGGTCTGACGAGGCTCACGAGGCACTACCTGACAGTTACGACCCCAGGGGGCAGGGAAATGACCACCTGCAGGACAAACTACGATTCTGGTGCATTCAAGAAGCTCAAGGAAAAGATCCAGAAAATCTTCGACTCAGAAGAGGCTCCACCCAGGATTTCGAAGAAGCCTGATTACTACAAGTGCCGCTGGTGTTCTTTCTCTGAAATCTGCCATGGGAATAAGGTTCCGCAGGTTAATTGCCGGACCTGTGCCCACAGCACTCCCATTGCCGAGAAATCCACCAGTTCGCCAGAGACGCCAGCACGGAAGGGTCCCTGGAAGTGTGAGCGCCACAACAAGAGTCTGAGCACTACGGCGCAACGTAGTGGTTGCGGTGATCATCTTTTCATCCCCTCCCTGATCAACTGGGCTGAAGCCGTCAAGCTCGATAAGGTCAACAATCAGATTGTCTACTGCACACAGAATGAACGCACATTCGTAAACGCCAGTAAGAATGATTGGGGTTCCGAACCCATGCGATTTACTTCCAAAGACTTACAGCATCTCACTGAGGACCTACTTGTGTCTGAAGAAGATGTGCTCAAGACAATGGCAGGATTTCAAACCGCACACATTGAGTCCATCCGAAAAACGAAAGAAGAGAAAACCAGCCCCACACCCTTTGACGACGAGATTCCATTCTGATGAAACTTTTAACGACCCAATACTTTTCTGAAGCAGAAGGCCCCTATTGGACGCTGACGTCGGAGGGCTACATCAAGGGGGTCAATGTTTGTGGCTACGAGTGTGTGGTCAAAACTGAGATCCAAGGGAAGGATACAGACTTGCCTAAGCCTAAGAGGACTAGAGGGGGAGAACTGATTTTTGCGGTCCCTGGTGGTGGGAGTTACACAGAAGGAAGGTTTCTCGATGACTGAGGTCCGATTGATGACGGTGCACGAGGCGGCGGCTCAGGTTAGCCTGTCGTACCAACACGTCTATAAACTCGTTCGGGATGGGAAATTCCCTCCCCCCTTCCGACTTGGCAAAAGCTCCAGATGGCGCTCGGACGAGGTTCAGGAGTGGATCAAGCTGACTTGCCAGCAAGGGAAAGTTGCGGAGTGGGACAAATCTGATCCGCATACCACTGCAACATCCGAGTCCGCGCCTTCAGATAGTTAGACTCGTTGTACTTCCTGCGCATCTTGTTCGGATCCGAATGGGACAATGCGTACTCGATCCACAGCGAGTCCCACATGGCTCGCTCTTCGCCAGGTTCGCCAACCTCCTCCGAGTGCAGTTTAGAAGAACCCATGTGACGGAACCCGTGCAGGTCAGCTTGGTAACCCATGCGACGCATTGCACCCAGGGCAGAACTGTGTGACATCGATTTAGAGTCGTCGAAATTCCTACCCTTGTTGGTGATCCTTGGGAAAAGATGCTCAAACTCACCGGTGTACACTTTAAGCTGCCGTAGCAGAACGATAGCTTGGTTCGAGAGCGGCACCAGATGCGTCTCTCCCATCTTCATCCGAGCTGCCGGCACGCGCCAGATTCTCTTCTCAAAATTGAACTCAGACCACTTAGCCTGACGAATCTCACCTGGCCGCGCCAGCGTTAAGATGGTTAGTTTGATCAGAATCTGCGTACACATATGCAGACCACCGCTACCCCTTGTCTTGGAACGATCGTTTTCCTTGTTACCGACCCAGGTAGATAGCGCTGACCAGAACGTCGGCATCATCGCCCAGGCGTCATCCATCTCAACCGCGAGAGTCTTGCGCGATTTTGGTTTGAGTTTACCGGTCTGGCGTTGGAGCTGGGCAGTGCGAACGTCGAACTGCGCAGGGTTATTAGAGATTAGGTTCTCCATTTTCGCCAAGTCAAAAATCGACCGAACTTGTTGACGGATCTTATTCCTTGTTTCCAGTTTGGCACTGGACGCATCCTTACCCTCGAGCTTGCGCAGCATGGCGAGCACCATCGACGTGTCAATCTTGTCGATGGGAAGATTCCCAAACGCTTTGTACACGTGATTAGTGAGACGACTCTCACTTTTGTTGGAGTACTCGTCGGACCACTCGCGTGAGCGAGCTGCAATCCACCGCTCGGCGACCTGACGAAAAGTTGTGGCCGATTTCTCAGCCGCTTTGATCTCGAGTTCAAATTCAGCGGCGGCGGTTTGCTTTGCTATCTTCTTCGAGGTACGTGGATCTCTCCCCTCTTCGAGCACATCCAGCACTAACGCCTGGTGTCGATCCCTAGCCCACTTCGGGCCATGCTTTTCCGACCAGGCGCCCAGTTGAAACGTCGGCCGTCGCCCCTGAAACGTGTACCTCGCTTGCCAATACTTGCGGCCTTTGGAGTCGACCCACAGCCGAAGACCGTTGCCATCCTGCAAAGTCTTCTTGGTATTTATTGCTTGAATTGACGTGATGCTCATCTCTGCTCTAACTTACCCCAATGTTTACCCCAATCTTGGGACCTCTAAACAGTTGGACCTCAGAAACTTACCCCAAAGTTTACCCCAATTAGGACGCGCTGTACAGAGCGGGTAGAAGCAGTAGAGAGCGGTAAAGACTATAATAATAGAGTTTATGAAGACGGAAGCTTGGGGGTTTTGCCGGCGTCAGGTCCTGGTATCAGACCTCGAGACACTGGCATCAATCTATCAAAAAGTGTTGGAAAATCTGCTGCTTCCAGCGTAACCGGCCATAGCCGGTACAAGGTCGTTCAAATCTTACAGGATTGTAATCTGATGGCCAGTTCCTGGTAACACTGCAGGCGCTACCTTGTCTGGTGTTTGAAATTCATCCCTTAGACACGGAGCACGACGCATGAAAAACAAACCCAAGCGCATCGTCCTGGTAGCCCTGCTGTTCCTCGGCCCCATTCTCGTTGTCGACACCAGCATCGCCAGCAGTGGTGTATCTCTCAACTCAATGGCTACCGACAGTCACAGTGTGGTCCGGCCCGACAGTTTTGCGGACCTAGTCGACGCTGTCGGACCTGCTGTGGTTAGCATCACGACTCGAAATTCCAGCGCATCCAAAAAATCCCCCGATGGTATTCGACCGTCAATGCCAGGAGATAGACGACCTGTACCAGGTTTTCAAAGGAATCCGGAGTTCGAGCAGTTTCTCCACCGCTTCTTTGGCCCTGGCCACACCGCGCCCACTCCTGGTCCCCGCCAAGGCCGCGCACAGGGGTCCGGGTTCATCATCGATCCCAGCGGCCTTGTGGTTACCAATCATCATGTGGTGGCTAGGGCCGATGAGATTGAAGTGGTATTGGCAGATGGTCGGACTCTGCCGGCCAGGA